TACTCCCTTAATTTTACCTTTGTTTATGCTTGCGTAGAACACTTTTGCACCTTCTTTCTTGCCATAAGTCTTAGCCATGGCCTTTTTTATCTTTTTACCCTTCTTGTTTAGGGGCATTAGTTCTTTCTCTAGCTACATCTGCACGTAAATTAGCAAGATCGTAGTCTTTTTGTAGTTTTTGACTGTCTAAAACTTGTTTGTAATCAAATTGGTTCTCTTTTAGTGCTTGATTTTCGCCTTTCAGCTGTGCATCCATCTCCATTTCGGCTTGTCGTAACGCTAATTCTTGTTGTTTTAGCAATACTAACGGATCTGTGTTCTGACCCTCCATGGCTTCTTGCTCTTCAGCTACCATTTGCTCTGTAATTTTTTGTATTTCTTCATCAATTTTTATACCACGCTGCATTTGTAACGCTTGTATCGCCTCTGGTGGAACTTCATCACCAAATTCTTTTCTTAATTTTTCTGCTTCTTCTACCATTGCTTGATCAACAACCTGTGTTGCTAGTAACGATACGTGTTGCATTATATGTGATGTCAAATTCATGACTGCCATAGGATTAGTTTTGACTAAAACAGACGACATAAAAGTCCTGTGAGACTTAATGTGTAACTCATGATTTTGTTGTGGAAAAGCTTGTAAGTTTGCACCCTTTAAAACAACACTATGTTCTAATGCTGGGTCTTGGGGCTGTGGTCCTTTTGGTATTGGTAAAATTTGTTCTACATCTTTGACACCTAAAGCTATGTACATTCTTCTGTATGCTTCATAAAGATTATGAATCTGTGGATTACTCTGTGCTAGTTGTAATTGATTTTGTGCAAGAGTCACACGTTGTGACATAGAGAATATATTTGGATCAGAGACAGGTAAGATATCTATGTTGTCATCAAAATCTAATTGTTTGATTTGTCTTGGGCCACCAGCTACGTTATAAGGGTACATAGGTGGTAACACCATTTTGAAAATTTTAGCTAATAAATTAAATTCTTTTTTCTGTGCGTAGTGCAGTCTTTTGTGGACCGCTGACATAACTTTTGTGCCACGCTCCATAAGAGCCATGGTAGTGCCCACTGGTGTTTGTGAACTACCGATTTCTGATAACTGCATGTCAGCGACTGTTGCAAATTGTTTTGCTGCATCCACACATAAACCTAGTAATTGTAGTAAAGTTTGATCGGGACCCTTATATGGTAAAGGCATCAATGCCTCACGAATAATACCATTAGGTGCATCTACGTCTCTAAACTCACCAGGTTGTAAAGGTTGATCATCATCACGTATTCTAAGTCCACGTGACTTAAAACCTGCAGGTAAGTTAGATAATGTTCCAGCGTCTAGTAATTGACGTAGAGCTGAAGTAGCAGTTCTTGTCAAACCACCAATCATGTGTATTAAACCAAAGCCGTAAAATCCTAAGCCTGGTAAAAATTTATAATGTACAAAGTATTCGTTCTTTTTTCTTAATGCATCAGCTTGATTGTAGTTTCGGTAAATTGATATAATGCTATCAGAGCCTCTATCTATTGTGACAATGTAAGGTAATTTTATTCCTGTGGGCTCATTAGTTCTCGGATCTATATCTTCAAAACCTTCAAGATCTAAATCGACATGAACTTCATACAATTCTGCCATGTCATCGACTGCATAACTACCTGGAGACTCACCATCTATCTGATCTTTCTTTTCTTGTAAATCTGTTTGTCCTGCATCATAGCCATTACCGTTTGTGTCTATATAAAATCCACTTACTTGTTTTTTTCTCAAATCGTTTTTTGACATTTTTAAAACCTGTGTAATACGTTCACAAGTTTCTAAGTCTGAACATCCATACGGAACAATAACATCTTCAGCAGGAATAAATTTTGAGGTAGCTCTGTTTAATGTTTCTTCAAAGTAAACTTTTTTAAATGCACTACCTGACAAAGGTAATTGAAATAACAGTTGGTCCATTTCTGGATTATAGTCTTCCATGACATGAGTAATCTCATAGTTCATGTAATCTTTAACACGCTCTGCTGCTTGTTGTAATTGTGTAGTGTTTGCACCTACAACTTGTGTTCTTACAGGCCCATCACTAGGTAATAACTCTACATAGGCCATAGCTTGGAACTGTGTTACAGCTTGAGCTAGGACAGGGTGATTTACACTAGATGCACCTCTAAAAGGCCTAGTTCTCTCTTCGTATTTAAAACCTAAAAGGTCTAAGCCTTTAGTATAAGATTGCTCCCACTCTTCTCTTGTGGTTTTATCATTGTCAATTTTTTCATTAAGCTCATTTGCTACTGATTGTAAATATCCTTCTTCAAGCACTTCCGCTAAGTTTGAATTAAATGCAATAGGTTGTGTTTCTTGCTCACCAATTATGGCTGAGCCGTCCTCTATGATTTCTACACCTTCTTGACTGTTAGGATCTGATAAGTTTACTGTGGTTCCAACTTCTTGAACGAGTATCTCTTCCTCCTCTGGTCCACCTGCACCTAAGCCTTTTGGCTCTTTTGCATTATAAGGTTCATCTTGTATGCTATCGAATTTATCTACCATATTCACCAAATATATCTGTGATTGAAACTAAACTATCTTTTGCAATTGATCCACCATCTTTTTTCTTAAATAAAAAGAATGGCTTATCCGCAGCCTCATCAGGCATAGTGAGAACAAACATATCGACAAGAGATGGGTTAAATTCTTCTATAACAATCAAAGCATCATTAATAGTTTCACCCTCACCTAGTGGCACAAAATTTATACTATCATCATCAGCACGTACGTAAAAATCTTGAAACTGTCCTGGTGCAACCTCTCTAGTTAACACCACATCTTTGTCTCGATAACCACCGCCACTTACGAACCTTCTCATTTGCTCATTGTAAAACTCATCTATGCCCTCTTCGCTTTCAGTGGTTGTGCGTCTAGCGACATCCTCTTTGTTTAGTTTTAGACCACCGTCTACGTCTCTATTAAAAAATCTTAGTCCCTTTGTTGCTTTAGTTGGATCTACTATTTGCTCCACTTGAAATGTTGCACCATATTTTTTTGCAATATTTTGCATTTGTTGTTTTACAACTTTATCGTAAAGATTTTTAAATTTTTTGCCTTCTGGCCCATCAGGATCTTTACCCCATCTTCTGTTAACTTTTTCTGCAGGCATGATAGCAACTTTTTGTATGCCTTTTGATTCTGCGTCTTTGATGGTTGACTTGATTAACAAATCAACATAATCAGCCTGTTTATTAAAAGGTATGGCAGGGAATATTTCTAATTCTTTCATACTAGCGTAATATTCGCTTATTGGTTCATTTGATTCACCAAACCTAGCAATTTCGTCTGATTGTGACCCACTTGGAACTTGTATTTTTGCTAAATCTCTATCTAGCTCACCAGCTCTGTTTAGATCTAATAAATTATCCAATACTTGTTGTTGTTTTTCTGCGATAGATTTTATTACAAACTGTGTCTCTGGTTTTCTAGCTCTTAAATCAGATTTTACTGCAGCGTCTATTTGATTTTGTAAAATATCAATTTCTTCTGCATATTGTGGTATTAATCCTTTTGCAGCTTCATTTGGAAATGGTTTTATCAAATCAGGGTTTTCTTGTAACATCTTTAATTGTTTTTCTGACACAACGTTGCTTATAGAATCCAATAATTGTTGTCCCTGTCGTCTATCGTACTCATCTGTGCTTTGTAATAATCGATTAGCTCTTTCTTGTACTTTTTCTATTCTTGCAAATAATGCTTTTACACGTTCTTGTTCTTTTCTAACTTTAGTTAACATGTCCGTTTGTAATTCTTGTATGACAGCAACCTTTTGTCCAGTTGCAGTATCGTAATCAGCAACTCTTGTAAATCCAATGACGTTCTCTTCACTAAAATGACTACTTGCAATAAAAGGTTTTGTCTCTCCGGGTAAACGCCCCGCTGTCACAACTATCTCCCTGTATTGTTTACCTACATTATCTAAAGGTTGATTACCCGCATTTCGGTGTCTTGGTTGACCTGCTG